AAGCCAGTCCTTGCCCTTGGCGATGTGGTACAGCACCGTGACGTGTGTGCGGTTCAGAAGCACACCGACACGGATGGCTGGCAGTCCCAGGCCTACACACAGCACATAGCAGATGACCGTGCGGCAATCTGCAAAGATGCGGTGTTTCTTGTTCGACAGGATGTCGGCTGGTGTGACACCGTAGGACTTGGCTACTTGACTTATTATTTGTTTTGTTCCCATCAGTTCAAAGAGAATTTATGATAACTTGTTCTTCTTGCGATCCTCACAGGCAGCCCTGCCTCCACCCATGCGATAAGTGCCGCATCCCTCATTTCTTGGTTCGTGCGTCCGTACATCAACCCCGTGACGGCACACAGCTCATTATGGGTGATTTTGCGGTCACGGCCACCCCACACCTTGCGGAACGGCTTGAGGAACTGCCAGCGCAGTCCGTAGGCTTGACACATCTCGCCCAGCAGACGGGACACCTGCTCGTTGCGTCCCTGGGACACACCCTTTGCCACGACCTGGCCTCGGTTGTCCCATTTGGACAGGTGCCAGTTGGTGCGGTTCATCCACCCTGCCTCGACATAGACCTTGACGGATGCCTTGGCCTCTGCCGAGCGTTTGGCCACCCATTGCAGGTAGTCCAGCGTCTCGGCAAAGGTCAGTGCAGCACATTCAAGGTGCTTGGTTTCTTTCTCCACGATGGCCACGCCGTTCTTCTTCACATCGGGATCGATGCCGATGACGTAGTGGTATGTCGGTTGTAGGTCTTGTTTGGTCATAGTGTAGGGAATAAGTTCGGTTTTTTGTGTGTTAATACCTTTTCATTCGCCAACTTGAAAAAGTCCTTTTTAATCTCAAATCCGTATGCCCTGCGGTTGAGGTTCCATGCCGCCAACAAGGTTGAGCCACTCCCAGCGCAAGGATCAATAACTACGTCGTTCTCGTCAGTGAAGATGCGGATAAGTTTCTCAAGCAACGGCACAGGCTTTTGCGTTGGATGCACCTTCGGGGTGTCATTATCACGCACCCAATCTATGCAGTTGAAAATCATGTTACCGCCATTGTTGAACTTGGGTAGTTTGTCCTTGTAGAGTATCAACCCGTATTCGCAGTTGCCCACGACACGCATATTGGCTTTAAGTACTTGTGCGGAATAGTCTTTGCGGAATACCAGCGGGATATAGTGCTGGAAGCCATACCGCTTGCCCAACTCAATGTATTTGAACTGTTGTTCAAACTCGCAGAAGATAATCATGCACGGGGCCTTGCCCGTCTGCTTCGGTTCCTTGACCAGCATCTGCGAGCAGAAGTGCATAAACTCGGCGGGGCGGAAATCCTTATCGGTGTCGAAGAACTCACGGCCAGCCTTATCGCTCTCACCGTTCTTATTGTCGCCGTCAATGTACCATGACGGGTTGCTTGCATAGGCATTTTTACCGAGGTTGTATGGCGGGTCTGCGATGATCAGTTGGGCATGGGGGATGCCGTACCGCTTGAAGTTCTGGAAGTGGTCATTAAATAATTCTACTCGTTCCATAATCATGCTTTTTTATCTTTGCTCATATCGCCAACAAATATTCCTTAACCCGTTTTCCAGTCTTAGTGACTTTCCAACGGTCTGTTATCTTCATGCCGCGCTCCTTGAGGTCGTGGATGCGGCTCGGCAGACGGAAACACCCGAACAGGTTTAACGCAATCATCCCGTCTATGACGTTGCCCTGTTCCAGCCAGTCTTTTATCTGGGCGCACTGGCTTGCGCTTGATTCGTTGTTAGGATTGATATTCATTTTCTTTATTTTTGAGTTTCTTTCGCAGTCTCACATTGTCATCGTTGAGGGCCTTGGCCACGTTGCGCTGCGTGCGGATCTCGTCCTCCAGTTTGCTCACGGCATCGTAGTAGTTCTTGCTATCCTGCTCTATCTGCTTGCGCAGGTCGTCCAACTCTGCCTTGTGCGCCTTGTCGCAGATGACCGCCATAACAACCATCCCCAGGCACAGCCCTATCACAAAGTAAGTCATAATCATGCTAGTATAAATCTGTCTGGTTGTTCTTTCATTAGTTTAATCACGTTTTCTGCCGTGGACTTTTTGTTGAGGTCCATGCTGCCGTCCTCGTTGAATTTTGTCGCGTAGCTCATGCTGACAAGCCGAACCCTCACGGCCTCGTCATGGAGAATTGAGCGTTGCCATCCTGGGAGTAGGTTGATGTATCGCCATTTCCCCCACACTTTCCACCAGTGGCGTTTGACAGCGATGACATAGCCGTATCGTCGGCTTATCACCTTCCCGTTGACGCTTCTGGTCGATTCAATCGTGTATTGTTGTAGTCTAATCTTCATTTTCGTAATCGGTTGTTAGATATACCATATCCGGCCGTGTCCCGTCGAAGATGCGGGCGATGACCTTAACCGTACGCGACACCTCGTTGTTGTCGCCCGAGTGGATGATGAGCCAGTCTCCCGCCTGCGGTATCATCCTGTCGTCCCAGTTGTGCCACGTCTTTGTGTAGTGGCCGTTGCAATCATTGATGATGATCGTCATTGTTCACTCCTTGCTTAGATTGTTCGTAAATCTTATTCATTCTCTCTCTTATCATATCTTTTAAATCTGCTGGGACTTTCTCGTCAATAACCCTCATCACCTCGTCATGGCCGTTAGGGTTATCACGAAAATACTTGATGAATCCCTCGTCAAAGAATTTGTCAAATTCATCTTTGTCAAGCGGCATCCCCCAAAAGAATGCCATAAACACATCACCGAAGTTCATTGATCGCCTCCTTTCAGTTTATCTATTTGTCTTTTCAGTTTATCTATTTGTCTTTTCAGTTCATCAATATCGTTTCGGTTGTGTTGGACTCCGAAAGCAATGATAATTATTGCTATTACGAGTAACCACTCATTTCCCATCTTGACCTCCTTTCTTTTGAAGTTCTTTTTGAATCTTTGTCATGTTTTCGCAGACAGAAGCTGTTTCTTTAAGGATATGGTTAATAATATCAACCCTTCTACTTGGATGAACACCTGACCGATTGCAATAGTGGTTCATAATATCACAAACTTTCTTAACTGCTGCTTTCCAACCGTTGTTAAATGAATTATGACTCGCTTTATTGATTTTCTCAACAAATTCAGTAACGGCATACTGGTAGCCGTATTCAGCACCATCCTCAAATGGCTTTGTGCGGTTCATCTCATTTGCAACATCGGCAAAGTTGTCACCGCTAATGGCCATCGGCTTACCCTGTTCAAAGCGGTAGTCAATACCAGCTTGGATGAAATCTTCTTTTCTGCTCATATATTTTTTTGTTTTAATATAAATCGTAGTTGATGATGTTCTTCATGCTTCACCTCCTTCCGTCTCGATAACAAGGTCAGTGTTGGTCGAAATCCCTTCACGCACGTCGAGTTTCCCGTCCGCAGTCCATTGGCGGGTGATTTCGTAACTGCCCATGTCGATGAGGCCGACAACGGGATAGTCACCCTTTGCTTCGGTGTCCAATAAGCGGACAGGGTGGCCGTTCTTGGTCATGATGAAACCCAGTGTCTCGCCGCCCGCTACCTTAACGGCTAGGTCTTTGCTAAATCTCCTCTGTATCATAATCTTAAAAATTAAAAGTGAAACTTTCTCGATAAAAGAGGGAGAACGGGTCTCCCCCGTGTGAAAATAGAAAACCTCAACTGGCATTGAGCGCCAGTGTGTGCGAGGCAGTACACGACTGCCGGGGTCTTCCGTCGGTCTCTCCGACTCCCAAATCTTTAAAAAACGCTTACGTTGTTCGGAGTGCGGGAATCGAACCCGCTGCTCATATGAGGGAAAATCTACAAACCCTTCCTGCCTTGCCCATCGTGCAGGTCTTACTCCGTCCCATCCGCCAGTTCCTACCGCAATACCCTCAATGGGCGATTAACCATGCTCGGCTTGGCGGCAGCATGAAAAAATTTACACTATGCTTCATATTTCTCGATTTCTATGCTCTCTCCCGTCCAGCCTCGGCAGTCGGCAAGCATCTTCGTTATCTTTGTGTGGTCGGCTTGCAGCATCGGCTTTTTCATATCCTCCTTTAGGCGTCTTTCCAGTTCCTCAAGCAGCTCCTGGACGGTGTAGTGGCTCTCTTCATAGAGCGTCTTGACGTCGTTGCGGGTGATAAGCAATTCACGACCGCATACCTGCCCGAAGTCGTCGTAGTCGTTGGCGTACTGGTTCGTGTTGACGGTGACGCCGCTCTTTACCATGAGTTCGCTGACCTCGCAGCTCACCTCGATTTCTGGAAGCTCTTTCTCGTTGTACGGCGCATTTGGGTCATTGTATGCCCCTGCGGGATAATAATCAGAATCTCTCATATCAGTCAGTTGTTTGTTGTTCTTGTTCTTCACTGTGCTTCTCTTGCCATTGTTTCCACCTGTCTTTGCTTGCGGCCTTGAGCGCATTGCGCAGGCCGGTGACAAGGATGCCTTGGTCTTTGAGTATGCCGATCGCCCATTCACGGTGCTTCCTTTCGTTGTCTAGTTTATCTTTTATGCTGGCCAGTTCAATTTCTAGTTTGGCCGCGTCTTTGATAAACTGGTTCGTTTCCGACTGGCAGTGCTGTCTTTCTTTGTACTGCCCAATGTTTAGTGCTATGCTTGCGGCTGAAACCGCCGTCAGCGCGATGATTGTAATGATAAATCCGTCCATATACTTAGTTGTTTGATTTGAGGTGTCGTAATATCTGTTGTTATCTCAGGCTCTCACCATTGAATTCGATAAAGTTGAACATCTCCTTGCACCTGTCGGCCACATAGTCACCGTAGAGCGGCTCCAGGCGGTCGGGGGTGAGGTTGGTCGTGATATGCGTGATGGTTGACCTGCGTTTGTCATAGCGCAACTGTAACAGGAACTGCAGCACGTTCATCTTTGTTCCGTAATTCGATGCCGGGATCGGCTCGCGCCCGAACTCGTCGATAATGAGGTTCATATCATCGGCAGCATACTGGATGAGTGCGGGCTGTCCGTCTGCGGAATAGATGTTAGCCAGTTCGCTGGCGGTCTTCCACCATGCGCCGAGGCGGTAATCATCACGCTTGTAGTAGCGGGTCTTCACGCTGTTCATGTACTTCTGCATGGCCTTTATGGTCATTGACTTGCCACGGCCTATGTTGCCGTAGAGGAAAAAGCCCTTGTCGTAGTCCACGCCCAGATAGTTGCACGGGTCGTAACGCCACACCCATGCGAAGATGGTGTTCAGCACCTTCCTGTCGGTCTTGTCGGGGTCGAACTTCGGCTCGACCTCATAGAAGTGCGCACGGAATATCTTTGCCTCCAGCACCATGTCGGGTTCATTATCGGTTGAGGATTTTGAAGCCGCTGACGGTGTGAACCGTGCCGTTTCCTGTCTCAGTACCTCGTTTGTTTTGCTGTCCATTGTCTCGGTTGTTTATGTTGTGCTTGATTCGCATCTGCGCAAGCAGGTGGGTCAGCGTCCACTCGTTGTCGGGGATGTTGCGGAATATCCAGTCGTTTGTCACCTCGGTGACCAGTTGGCGGTATTCGTCCGGGCTTATCCTCATCGCCATGCAGCCCCGCTCGACCCGTAGGTCATTAAGTGCATCAGCAATGAAATCCTCGTGCGCGTGCGCGTCAGCAACAATATTCTTATTATTCTTATTATTCTTGTTATATTGGATTGGGACATTTTTTGTACCTATATCGGTACAATTTTTGTCCTCATATCGGTCTAATTTTTGTACCGATGACTTTTCGCATCGGTCTAATTTTTGTGCCGATTGATATTCGCTCCAGTTGGTTATTGATGTGGTGATTTTTGAACCGTATTTTTGGCGGGTGATTTCGCCACTGGCCACCAACTTGGCGATGGCTCGTTTCACGGTGTTGTTGTGCAACTTTGTCACGGATGCGATACCACCGATGGTAATTCCAGTCTTCCCTGTCTTATCTGCGTTCAGCAGCAGGGCGAGGAATACCGTTACCACGCTTGGCTCGTTGAAGTGTTCCCACTGCAACATTGTTCGGTGTATCTTAATCCAGCCGTTCATTTCTTATCTCGTTTCTCCAGTTGTTTAGCAAGCCTTCGGGCGAGGCGGCAGAGGTTCACAACCTTGATGTCTCGGTTGCCATTCTCCAGTTCGGTGAATGCCTGCAAGTACCTCACCGCCTGATCCCGTTGGCTGTTGCTAATCGTCACCATCAGAATGGTTCATCATCTATCGGTTGCATGATGGGTTGGAAATCGCTCACCGTGGCCTGTTGTGGCTGGTTCTGCGACTTGGGGAACAGCTCCACCACCTCGGCCACAATCTCCGTAATGTAGTGGGTCTGGCCGTCTTTCTCCCAAGAGCGGTTGGCAATCTTTCCCTCGATGTACAGGAGGTCGCCCTTGTGGACGTACTTCTCGCAGATTTCGGCCAGTCCTCGCCATGCCACGATGTTGTGCCACTCGGTGCGGTCAGGCACTTGTGTGCCGTCCTGCTTGGTGTAGCCTCGGTCGGTGGTGGCCATGCTGAACGATACCTTCTTGGTGTCGTTGATGTGCTGCACCTGGGGGTCTTTGCCGACACGTCCCAATATGAATGCTTTGTTTACGCTCATAGTGTTGTTATTTTGCTGATTTAATCATTTGTGAAAGCATTGCAAACTTTGCACGCAGGTCATTGTCCTTTGCTTGCTGCTCTGCATCTACACTTGCGACATTATTCATGATCGCATTGGCTTCACGGATGGATTTGTTCATATCCTTAATGAATCCATCGTACCCGTAACGGGTTTGTTCCTTTGAAGGGATAATCCTGTAACCATCCCCCCACACGTTGCTGATGCAGATTTGCATCTCATCAAGCAGTTTGCAACGCAATTTCTCTACACAGGCCATGTATGCGAATTGTTGTTCCTGTAATGCTTTGATAAATTCTCCTTGACTTTCAAAATCGTTGAAATCAAGTTCGGCAATACCAAATCTTTTCTTCAGCCATTCATGTGGGATCAATTCACCACCGCTGAATCTGCTCGAAATCTCGTCCACAAGGTTAAGCCAACCCTGTTGTGTCATCAATATGTTTTCTTTTTCTGCCATTATTTTGAATTACTAAATTGTTAATAAAACCATGTCCTGCCATTTCAAAACTCGTCATGCCATGCCTTGGATAACCTCTGACCTTACCCTTCCATGACTTGCCCCAACTCACCAGACATCGCATCGAACGTCCGTGCCAAACCTCACCACTGACCTTGCCTTGTTCCTCCAGACATCACCCGTCCCCACCAGAACTGGCCCCAACCGGCCATGCCTTACCTCTGACCTTGCCGATCCGTACCATTCCTTGCCTTGTCGGGACGTGCCCCAACTTACCACGACCGGCCCCACCCCAACAAACATTACCTCTGACCTCGCCTTGCCGCACCACACCAAACAATGCCTAACCAATCCCGACAGGGCCTTGCCCCACCACTGACCTTGCCGCTCCTCAACAGGCCCAGCATCATCATGCCAAGTTCGGCCTCATCCAACCTCTGACCGCACCAGACCTAACCCGTGCCGACCTTGACCCGCTCCGCCACGACTTACAAAGCCGGGCCACTGGCCTTAAATGCGCTCGGCAGAAAATCTGCCGTATTTCGGGCGATAGTCGCAAACACCGATGTACTGCGCTGCGTATTCCACAATCTGCTCAATCTCGGCTTCATCAAGGCGAGTTTCGTCAAAGAATATTGTTACCTCACAAGACCACTCATTGAAGATGGGACGGCAACGCATAATCTTATTCATCTTCACCTTGACAGTGCGCATGTCAACGTACTGCGACTTCTCAAACAACTTATCAGGAGTAAGTTTCATGTGCGGGAACACCAACACAGGGTCATCAGGAATGCTCACCGACTGCTTGAAAGCGGTGCCGAGTTTCTTGCTCTTGGCTGCTGCAAGGAATGATGCAGCAAAGCAGTCACCCTTAATGTAATAACCCTTGTCTTTAGAATAGTAGAGACTCGCCTCCCACTCAATTTGCGCAATCTTTGCATAGTCCTCATCGGTTTTCTTGCGTTTTGCGTTCAGCGGCTTGAGTTTCTTTGAATACTCGTTCAGCGGGTTTGCCGTCTTGTCATCGTGCATCAGCAGCGGGCTGGTGCCTGTAATCTTAAATTGAATTGTTTTCATCTTGATTAAAAATTTTGTTATTTGTAATTTTATCTCTATGTGATTCTAAAAATTCGATGAACCGCTCACACTCCTGCCGTATCAGGGCAGACGATTCGCAGTGGTCATAGGTGTAGTATTCCTTGTACATCTCACCTGCAAGCAGGGGGTTGTACTTGGTGCCGCCAGTCCACTTGATGACGGTGAACTCAAAGCCTTTGATGGCCTTGCAGTCGCCGCTCTCGATGAGGCAGTAGGGATAGACGTGGCGTTGCCAGTAGTGGGCATAGTTGCCGAACTCATATCGCTTAGTGGTCTTGATGTCCTTGACAACATCCTTGCAGAGTTCATCGATCCAGCCGTATAGCCTCACCGTCCCGTATCTGCATGGCAGCAGCGCCTCGGTGTAGTATTGGGGTAATGCCCCCTTGAAGTAGCCCGCTATCTGCTTGCAAAAATTGGCATCGAAGTAGAAGTCAAAGCCGTCCAGTGCTCCGTGAATGGTGGTCTTGTTGCCTTGTTCATCCGCAACGCTCTCAACCGTCCAGCCTTCATGGTGGCATCCCCTGTGCTCGATGATGCAGTCCACAATCTCGTTGAAGATAGTGCCTTTGCTTGCGGCCTCGCTGGGTTCTTGCGGAACACGGTTGATTTTGTCAATCAGTTCCTGTTCCAGCAGGGCATCCATCTCCTCTTGCGAGTAGTGGTATGTGCCGTCACTCTCGTTGTAGTTGAGGTGCCAACCGCCCTGCTCGTCCTGGTAGAAGAAATCCTCCAGTTTGGTGTTCTGGAACTTCCACCAGGCGTCGAGCAAAGTAGGATAGATGTTATAATCAGGCTGCGGATACATGGCACTTCTTGGCTTTGTTGTACGTGATTTTCAGTTCGGCGATGCGCTCGGCATACTTGCGCCGTGCCTGTGCCACGCTGTCCCAGATTTTGGGATAGTCGCCCATCTTGGCCACGAACTCGTCAGCGGTCTTGGCATCGGTGATGGCTGCGACGTCCTCACTGATCTGGGCAAGCAGGTTGGTGTAGTCCTCACCTATCTTAGCCTGCTGCTTGAGATATTCGGCATACCCTGCAAAGGTCTTGGTAAGGTAATCGTTCTCGCCAGCGATGCCGCCCTGCGCATCGATGATGACGGGGACTTTCTCCCACTCGGGCAGGTTGCAGGTGTTCTTGGCATAGTACTGCTCGTTGGGTGTCCAGCAGATGCTGCGCTCCCTGCCGATTGCGTGCATATAACCTACAAGGTCAAGTTCTTTGATAAGGTCGCCCAGTGACGAACCGCTCATGTCGGGACGGACACGACGGGTCTCGCCGTCCTTGTCCTCTTTTTCGTGGGCGACGAAGACCACGTTCTTCCCCATGAGGCTGATGCGCTTGATGAGGTTCGTGAACATGACCTTGCGCTGACCATAACCTTTCAGTGCCAGTGAGCCGTCACGCATTTTCATCTTCGGGTCGTTCTTCATAATGTACTCGCTCATAAAGTCGAGCATCTTGCCAGCGGTGTCGATGACGATGGTCTTGCAGGGAACTTCGCCCTTCTCCAGTTCGGTCAGTGCGTCCAGTGCCTCGTCCCAGGAATGCACCTGCAAGGTCGGGCATTGGTGTGCTTTGTTCACTCTGCTGATACCGCCGTCAAAGTCAAACAGGACGGGTTGCGGTGATGACAATGCCAGCGTGGTCTTTCCGATACCCGGCTCGCCGTAGACCAGCATCTTGATGGTTGAGTTGATAGTCAACTCGTTGGGATTTTTAAATAAGCTCATGATTCTTTCAATTATTAAGTATTATTATTTTGACCTCTCGGCTCGGTCGTTGCCTTTGTCCGCAGGACGGATTTGCACGCATCATCTTGCCTTTCGGCTGTTCTGCTCTTGAACTACTGCGGTGGTCACCATCTCGGTAGACCAGTTTGTTTCACCTATGATAACCCATTGCTTTGATGTTCATTTCCTCCTTGGTGGGGATGCGTTTCCCCATCATCCAGTCCTCAATCTCGTCACGATTGAAGTACAGGCGGTTGCCCCTGCGGTAATGCGGTATCTCACGCTTGGCGATCAATAACCGCAGATACTTGACCGAGTAGCCAGTCAGTTCTGCCGTGTCGTTGATGTCAAGCACGGTCTTTGCCGACAATGCCGTCAAGGTCTCCAGCCTGTCAAGCCGCTGCGCTATTTCCTCGAGGGTTATCATTCTGGCAGCAGGTGTTTGCGGTTGAACAGGTAGCCGAGGCCGAGGCCAGCGGCAAACGATACGGCTGCGCCTGCGATGGCCAGACACTTGGCGGTTGTGGTGCCGTAGTCGAACATCAGGAGCAGACCACCTGCACCGATGCACACCAACACGAGGCACAAGGCCATGTAACGCTTAATTGTTCTCATGGTTTCCCTCCTTTTCTTTGATGATGCCGTAGATGGTGCTGGCGGCACCGATGTTGTACTTGCCCATTAAATACTGGATGATGGCAGATGGCATGTTTGACGGATTCTCTGCCAGTCGCTTGTACTCGGCATAAATCTCGTTGCGCTTGCGCTGCCTTTCTTTTTGGTACGGTGTTAAAAGTGTCATAATCTTTTTTCGTTTTTGTTTTATTTTTTGTTGTTATTTTCGTTTTAATTCGTATCTTTGTGGCAATACGGATTTTATTTGTTTGCAAAATTAGAACATTGTTTGATAATACACAAATATATTTCGAGAATTGTTCGCTTTTTAATATTTTTTAAGAATTACAATTATGGGAAATACAATTAAAGAACGGACGCTTGAATTCATTAAACACAAGAATATCAGCGTAAAAGAATTTGAGATAAGGTGCGGCTTGTCTAATGGGTATGTTGCGGCTATGCGCAAGGGTTTCGGTGCAGATAAACTGAACAATGTTCTAACGGAATTTCCCGAACTCAACCGGGACTGGCTTTTATACAATGAGGGAGAAATGGAGATGAATTCCGCAAAAGAGGTTGTCGAGGTTGTGGAACACGGCACCCCGGTCTATGACGTGGATGCCACCTGCGGCAATGGATCACGGCCTATCGTGTTCACCGATGAACACGTCATCGGCCACGTCAACCTCCCAAACGTGTCACCGACTGCGGTCATCATCCGTGCCAACGGGGACAGCATGGAGCCTCACATCCATGACGGGGACTGGATAGCGGTGCGAGAAGTGGCGAATTTAAACGTGCTATACTACGGGCAGGTGTACTTGGTCATTACTAACGAGTACAGGCTGCTCAAATACCTTCGCCGTGATGAGGATGAGCAGCACTACGTCCTCCTGCGAAGTGCCAATGAAAACTACGATGATATCCGTCTTCCAAAGGCGGACATCAGGCATTTGTTCATCGTTGAGAATATTCTATCACTTCATATCAAGTTATAAATATGGACGTAAAACAAGCAAGGGAGAAACTCGGCTTTCTCCAGTCGGAACTTGCCGAGGCCGTTGGGGTGTCCAGCAGAACGGTGCAGAACTGGGAGGCCGGGGTGTCATCGCCCAAGCCGCACCAAGTGAAGACCATTGAACGGCTGCTGAAGATATTGCCAGAACCGACGCAGGCGAGTGAGCCCGACACCGTGTCACGGCTCATCAGCATAATAGAGTCACAGCAAAGGGTCATAGAACAATTAACCCGTCCCTAATATATAAGGAACGGGTGATGATGCAGTTATTTTTGCTGAATTTCGTGTATAACGCACTTTTTCGGCGAAGATGATAAACTATATATCTTGGAGATAAAAGGCCGTTAGAACGCATTTATGGCGTTTTTTCGGCATTGAGCAGGTCGGGCATATTGTCAACGGCCTCACGCTTTGCTTTGTCCAGCACTTTTGCATAGACCTGGGTCGTGGACAGCTCCCGGTGGCCGAGCAGCTTGCTCACCGTGTAGATGTCGGTGACAGATAGCATCATCACGGCAAAGGTGTGTCTGCTGGTGTGGAACGTGACGTGCTTGGGAATCTTGGCACTCTTCCCCCAAGCAGTGAGTTGCTTGCGCACGCTGCTCCAGCTCATCATCGGGAACACCGCATCGGCATCCTTGCCCCTGTCGCCCATCAGCGCAGCGGCCTGTGCGGATATGTCGAGGTATTCCTGTCCGTGGGTCTTGTGTTGGCGGTAGATGATGCGTGTGTAGCCGTCCTGATCGTGAACGTCTGCCCAGGTCAGCGCACGGATGTCGCAGTTGCGCAGCCCTGTCAGGCACCCGAACAAAAAGGCACGTTTCGTGACCTCATTCGGGCATGGAGTTTTGGCCAGCTTGCGAACCTCGTTGATGGTCAGGTAAGTGCGGTTGGTCTCCTCATAGCCGACACCCTTGATGTTGGCAATGGGGTTGGTCGGCAGCAGACCCTCTCGATGTGCCTGGTTGATGATGTAGCGCATGGTGGACACATACACCGCCAAGGTGTTTCGGGCATAGCCCTGTTTGCCGAGGTGGGTGAGGAACGCCGAGAACCATGCCGGGGTGATGTCGGACAGCATCATTGATGGTCGGCAGTAGCCGTTTAGGATGTTGTTCAAAGCGTCATACCTGCGCTGTGTGCTGCCTTTCTTCGTGTCGATGATACGTTGTACATAGTCACGCAAAGAAACGCTCACAGGCGATGAAAACCCGTACTGGCCATTCCTCACCTCGACAAGCCGCTTGGCGCAGATCGCCTCGGCCAACATCATCGTCTCGCGGTTCTTCTCCTTGTCCTTCTTGTTTGGGGATAGATACAGGTGCAGGTACTCATAACTGCGGACACCCTTATGGTAGATGTCCAGATAGAGTGATATGTTGCCGCTGGGCATCTTCCTCTGCCTAAGTCTGACGGATTGTTTCATTTTGACCGAAAAAGTTGATTATCGGCTGCAAAGATAGCAACAAGCAACAAAATAGCAACAAAAATATATATAATTATATGGTAACGATATGGTAATTGACACAACAAAAATCCTCATCAGCGCCCTGTTGCAATACCCATTCGTTACCCTTTCGTTAAATATTCCCCGTTTTTTAGGGTTAAACATGATTGAGCCGCTCAAACCGCTGATTGATAGCGGGTTGGCGGTTTTTCGCCTTTCCGATAGCAACAAAACTGCACCAAAACCGATGAAAAATGCCCCGATTTTTGGTCGGGGCGGGTCAAAATAAAAATACTAATGTAACCGTCATCACGACGTGATGTCGGCAAAGGTAGGTATTTTTATTTGAAACAACACTTTTATTTGCTGAGAAAATCCCCAAAAAGAAAAAGTCACTGATAACCAGTGACTTTCTTTTTTCAAGGATAAAAACCTTTAACTTTTATACCAGGTCGATGCGCTTGCCGAGGGCATCTGCGATGCGGGACAATACGTCGAGGCTTGTGGCGTAGGTTCCTGCCTCTATGCGTGCGATGTTCGGCTGCGCCATTCCGCATTTCTCGGCAAGTTGGGTTTGGGTCATGCCAGCCTCCTTGCGGATAGCCAAGATGCGTGCACCGATGTTACGGCTGGCATCCAATGTGCCGTCACTTTTGTAGTAAGATTCCTGGATGAGTTGCCAGTCAAACTCTGGGTATGTGGCTGCATTATGCCAGATGCGTACTTTGCCAGAAGCCTTATAGCGCTTCAAGTCGCCGATCGCTAAACCAAGAACTGCATCAACGCTTATGCCGGTATAACTGTTGACATGGCCAAATTCCAGTGCCTTATCAAAATTAATCTCAACCCTGTAAGGATTCTTCGGACTTCTTAAACTCATGACAAATATATTTTTAGGTTAATATTAAAGGTAATTTTGATGCTTTAAAGCTTCAGCTCCAGCGACATTGTTATATCTTTCGATTGCGTTTTGCCTGCGTGCGGGTGCAGCTGCCACATGAGCTGCAAAGGCACATGCCTTGTTGAGTTGATAAATAAACTCATAAGTATCACCTGCATCGGCCTTCTTCAAACACTTGCGGGTGATGCCAGGATGCTCATCGAAGAACTTAATCACCAGGTTCATGAAGTTCTTGAGGGATGTGTGCTGCTTGCTTGCGCGGTTGTAACGGCTAATAACCGTCACCCTGTTCTCTTTCAAAAGCTCGATAATCGTTATCATAATCTTGTTTTTTAGTGGTTGTTGTTTCTGTTTGACATTGCAAAGATATATATAATTTGATATACCACCAAATATTTTGACAAAAAAAATATCAAAAAATATATATTTTTATTGTTTTCGGTGGGCTTTGACCCCGAAAAGCACGAAAAACCGCCACGATCATCGCTGACGGTGGCAGTTCCTCTAATTAACCTTTAAACCTCATAGAAGCGGGTTCATGTGTTTCACAACACCCCACCCGCCCAAAACTAAAACATAAACATCTCCTTTCTTTGAAAATGAAACAACTCAATTACAACCCAATGATGTCGTATGTCACTTTTGCCCTTGCGTAAGGCAAACCTTTGTTTTCTTTCGTGTCGTGCGAATAGCCTCCGTAAGCACCTATGCCTACCTTGCCGATTTTCAGCCTTGCGCCAAATTCTGCAAACGGCACTGCGGTCTTGCCGTTGAACTGATATTCGCAGCCTGCACCGACGTCAAGGAAGAAGTGCTTGCCCTTGTCATTGACCGTCTTTGTTATCGTTTCGGTGATGTACTGTGTTTCCTTATACACCTTGATGCTGTCAAGTGACGGCTCGTAGCCGCTTACCCAAGCGTCATAGTCCTTGCTACCGTAGTGCTTGCTTGTGATAGGCACTTGTACTTCAACCGTGTCGTGAACCATGTTAGTGACCTCGATAAAATGGTCAACCCGTGACGATGTGTCACGCTTTGATATTGGCAAGAAACGGGTGATATACCTGATTGTCGCACTATCCTTTGGCGTTGGGTTGATGTCAGGCACCGTATCGTGGACGATAACCGTGTCCCTAGCGTCTTTTTCATCATAGGTGGGTTGGTATATTCC